TTATCTTCTATAAATTTTCTTTTGTCCCGTTCCCTAAAAATACCACCCATCAGAGCAACATCTGCAATTGCTTCTGGGACGGTTGAACCAGATTTTAAATCAGATCCTATAAAAGCTAATTCAAGAGGCGCAGCTAATGGACCTAGTGCTTTCATTGCAGTTCTACCTACAGCTTTAGCTCCTTTTATAATTGGTTTTCTAAATTTATATGCACCAACAGCTGTGCCTGCACCAGCTAATTTTTCTCCCGTTGTAAATCCAGTTGCCTGAGCACCATCAGCTGCTTGCGCTGGAGTAGAAAGTTCTCTCACACCTAAATATCCCGCTGCAAAAGGTAAGCCAAATTTTCCAGATTTTTGTATAAATTTATTTATGGCTGCATCATACTTGGCAATATTTACTTTTGGTAGTTTAGCTAAGTCTTTTAATTCTTTTAAATTTATTCCAAGTCTTTTCATTCTTGGGTCGTCTTTAACTTTTTGCACAAACGATCTAAAATTATTTTGTATTACAGCTGCTTGTTTAGCATCACCAATTAAAGGTTTAGTTCCTACTTTTGATGCAGCTGGAGAAGTTATTGTTCCTGTTTTTGCCATTGTAGGAAAAGGTATTTTAAGCTCATCTGCGATTGATTTTATATCTTCGTATTTACTAAAAACTTTTTGATCATAACCTTTTTTCAAAGTGTTAGATATTTCTTCAAGATCAGATTCTAAAAATGATTTAAAAGTATTTACTCTATCTGGTAAAGGTCTAACTCTTATTAATTCTGATGCGTCTACTCCTTGACTTGTTTTAGTTATAAAATCATAAGATAGTGGGTGATCTAACACTTGGTTAAGACCAAATTTCTTAGAAACTTCTTTATTAAATCTTTTAAACATTGATACTTTTTTTAAAGCAGCTTTTTTCTTAGCTGCATCTTTAGGATCAGGATATGCATTAGCAATTAAATCTGTAATTTCTCTTTCATATAGATTATTAAAACCAGGTACTCGCCTTACTTTGTTTTTTAATAACTCTACTTGATCTTGATTAAAGTTAGCGTAAACAGACCTTCCTTCATCTACTTTATTTATTTTATTATTTAATGATTTTAAAGAATTAATGTATACCCTACTTAATATTTTGTTGGCATTGTTTTTACCAACTATTTTTTCAAGACCAGATATTGTAGGTTTTTTTGTATTTAAAATATAGTTTGTAGCTTTTGTTTGAATATCAAATACTGTGTCAGCTACATTATCTACAAGACCGTCAACTATGTAAGTTCTTAATCTAGTGGGATCAACTTTAACACCTTTAACAATTTCCCCTTGAGTTGGAAACTTGCCGTTGTTTTCGTTTAAATAATTTGTAACAAAATTATTAATTTTTTTTACAGTTACATCTGTTTTAGTAAGAAATTTAAAATTTTTATTTTTTAATTCTGGTCTTCTATTAATTATTTTTGTTAATAAAGAAGTATCAACGTATTCTTTTCCATCTTTAACACCTACACCTAAGTTTAAAAGTTTAGCGATGTCGGGTTTGTAAAATTCAGCTCCGTCAGATAAGTTTAATAAATATTTAACAACTTTTCCCGTTTTACCTTCGAGCTTCATAGGTCTCCCCATATTATCTACATCATATGTTCGTCCTAAAGTATCGGTGTAAGTTTTTCTTTTTTTAATATCTTTTTTATACCCCTGCCTCGTGCCACCAAAACCTGGTTGCACTAACATACCACCACCGGCTTTTTCTGTTCTTGGGTTGTCTCTTACAAATCTGTTAATAGCATCTTTTATTGCAACATCTTCTTTAACTTTTGGAATAGGTGCTTGGCTTGCAGGAAAGACATCGGGTAGATCTGTATTTTTTACCTTAGATCTTGTAAGGTAATTCATTATATCTTTAATTTTTCCTGGAGGAGATTTACCTATGAGTCCTAATTTAAGTATGCTCATTATTCTCCTAACATGTAAGCAACACCGCCGCCTGCTTTTTTAATTTTTGGAGCTTGTTGATTTACTTCTTCAATAATTTCTTTTCTTATAAATTCACTTATATTATCAGCATCTGCTTCTGTGCCATCTACATCAAATTCTACTTTGTATTCATCATACTCGTCTGGAGCTTTAGATGCTATTTTTTTATCAGGGTCTATATTTACATCACCTTTTTTATACTCCATAACAGATCTATCCATAACTCCTTCGTACGTTTTTTCACCAGAACCAGCCGAACCAAGTTTATCTTTTGTAATTTTTATATCACCAGTTGATAAATCTTCTATTAACTCATAGTCGTCACCATTCTTACCTGTGTATCTGTGTATCTCAACTCTGTCTGCGTACGTAACTTTATCTGGTTTACCAAGAGATTTAATTTTATTTACAAGTTCAAAAAAATATGGTGGTGGTGTAGATTTACTTACAGTGCTTGCAACATCACTTGCAACTTTAGTTCCTTCTGCAACTTTAGCTAATTTAAAAAATTTACCTAATATAGGTATTGATGCAAGACCACCCATAATTTTTAAAAACTTTCTTCTGTCCATACCATCTTTTAAACCAACACGTCCACCGCCTGCAAATTTTTTTGAGAACCCTATTTTAAACTCAGGTTCATTCGTATCTATATTATACATAACTTTTCCACTAAGTCCTTCTTCACCTTCGTTATAACCTAGTCCAAATTCTCTGTTTTTAGAACCACCTTCGAACAAAACCAACTCATCTTTATCTTTATCAATTCTAATTCTATTTTTGCTATATTGCAGGTTTGCTAAAAAATTTAATTTATCGTTTAAAGGTATATCCGCGTTCATGATCGCTTGAAAGGTTTCTTGATCTCTTGTAATTCCTTCTGGTGCCTTATCAATTTGTTGCCTACCAGACTTAGAACCTGTAGCTGCAAAATTAAATTTTGGTCCATCTTTCAAACCAATACGTCCACCGTCTGCTTTTTTATCTAGATCATCTTGTGTGCCACCCATGATAGGTTTATCTTTATCTAACTTACGACCTTTTAGGTCAAACACATCTGCAGATTTTATTCCTTTTTCTTTTTTTAATGACATCTTTGCTTTATTGTAAGGATCGTTCATTTCAAGCATGTATTTAATTTGATCTTCAGAAAACTTATCAAGATCAATATTTTTTTTTGCTGCAGATAAAAGATAAGATTGTAATCTATTATCAGCAAGTTTTCTAACGCTGTCACCAATGGACATGATACCTGATGCTTGACCAGAGTTTTTAATAACATCTTTTAATATAAGATTGTATAAAAGTTCTATGCCTTTTAATTTTGACATTAGTAATAATTCCTTTTAGGTTTCTCTGCCTTTTCATCCACATAGTCTTCAGGGTGACCGATCAGACCGCCCTGCCTGAATCGCATAATCGCTTGTGTCGTGGAGTCCACAAGGTCATCATGATCGCCATATGGGAATGCTGCGCACTCCTCGATGACTTCCTCAGCAAATTTTTGCTCAGGAGCCCATATCATACCAGATTCAAACAAAGGTGCAACAGCATTTACACGTGCGTGCTTGTCATTTCCTTTGGATGGTGAAAAGTTTACAACCGGTATATCCATCTTTCGAAGTTCATATGTTAGTGGTAAACCACTAGCTTTTGCCTCAACAATAACAGTTTCGGGCTTCCAATACTCGTATTGTTCAAGGGCCAAACGCCTTAGTTCTGGAAACTCGTATCTTCCTTTTATAGCATCTAATAATATTAGATTAGCTCCTTCGTCCTCTGATGGATAGAATATACCCCATGTAGTAATAGCACTGTAATCAGCTGTCTCCTTTTTTAAAAATGCTGTATCGTAAGATTGTATAACGTGTTGTAATTGTGGTATGTCCTCACCAGGATACACTCTCCACCACTCACGTTTC